TTGTGTCATCGCCCATTCTCCAATATCCAACAAGTCCACTAAGTGAAGATTCATCATAAGTAATTCCTTGCTGATAGATAGCGTAAACCTCTTCTGCTGATTTGGCTGTGTTGTAAAGAGAAACTGAACTTATAGAGCCATTAAATTCTTTACCACTTGAAAATTCAGCTCTTCCTATTTCAAAATTTTCTGATGGATTTACTATTGTGCTTGTATCTGCATCTGTATCTCCTAATACACCATCTTTGTATATTTTTCTATTTGCACCATCAAAAGTACCTACTATATGAACCCAAGTTTTATCTGGTATTGACACACTTGAACTTGCTCCATTAATATACCATACAGCACTACTACCACTACAATAAAGCATTACTCCGTTACTATTCCACCTACCTGCTATTGTATCATCTGTTGTTCCATCTCTAAAAACCCAAGCTGATAAAGTAATACTTTGCCCACTTACATCTATTTGACCACAATCAATTCCATCATTTGTTCCATCAAAATCAACTACAGAAAAGCGATTATCACGCATTGGGGTAAACCTTGATTTTGCCATCTGTGAAATAGTTTGAGCATCGAGTTCGGTATTCCAAATTCCTATTTTTGATAAATAAGAATCTCCAGAACCTCTACCCCAATAATATTCAGAACTATATTGCGCCCTACCTATTGAATGTTCATCTCTTGAGTTAGTACCAGCCCAAGTATTGCTTGTGTCTTGACCGACTAAAGCACCATCAATATAAATTGCTGAACAAGTGCTTGTATCTTTTTTTATAAGAACTGCGTGATGCCATTTACTATCATTATATGTTCCTGTAGTCCTTCTATTTGTACCTCCAGTATCAGCACAATTCATTTGAATATGTCCATCCCACATACCTATTGATATATAATTACTTGCTCCATCTACATTAGTATAAACTGCTCCATTATCTTCTATTGCTGTCTTAAACCAAAATGAAATGGTATAAGTACCAGATGGACTTAAAGTAGGTAGGCTCACAAAATCATCCGTACCATCAAAATCAGTATAGAAGTCACTTCTGGCGATTGAGGTATCTTCTTCTGGTAGTACCTTATCCCCTGCTCTGAGCCATAACTTCAAGTTGCTTGTTCGGTCTGTATCGTAAGAAGATGCTTTGGAAAGGTCTGAAGGCTTTGAGGCAATCTTTGCGACATCATTTGCTGAGAGGGCAACACTCCAGATAGCAACTTCGTCAATGAGTCCGTCAAAATAAAGAGCGTTACTCGTTCTATAACCTATACCTACAGCAGTATTACCTGTGTTAATAGCGTTGGTTTGTCCAAGCGTTCCAGATGTGTGTATCAAAGAACCATTAATATATAATTTTATTGTTCCCTCACCAGATGCACTATTTGTAAATACTACTGCATAATGATACCAAGTTCCTGTTGTAAAAGTTTGAGCGACACTTGTATCTTCGCCCCATAAATTCACCCATGCTTTAATTGTTCCTGAGTCATTAAAAATACCAAACTCAAAATATTGACCACTTGATTGATTCCCATAAGCTATAACATCAACAGCATTACCACTACTTGGTAGCGAATCTGGTCTTATCCAAGCTGAAAATGTGCGAGATGAATCACCAGAAACATTAATAGGTGATGCTGTTTCTAAATGGTCATTAGAACCATCGAAATTAAATGAATGAGTTGAGCTAAATGCTACCCAATTTTTCCATCTGGTCATGAATGAACCAGAGCCACCATGTTTGTTAAAAAGTCTTGTATTTAAGCTAGTGCCTGTACCCTCTGCCCAATTCCTCCACTTGGTATTATTAGAAGTACCAGATGCACTTTCAGAATCTAAAAAATCCCCTAGATTAGTATCTAATGATCCCCCACTATCATCGTGATCATACTGTTCTTTTAATTTACTATTTATACTTTCTGGCATATTTTAAATCTTTATTTTAAGCAGGGGGGCAGTTGCCCACCCCCCATATTATTGATTAGCTATTAAGAAGTAACCTGTGAGTGCATTTCAACACCATAGCCATCTATGATTTCTGTAGCACCACAGAAACTAGATACAACGATGTTAGAGCGTAGGTAAGAACCTTCCCTGTACTCTTCAACTCTCATCATTTCACCTGCATAACCAAACCCTAGAGCCTCTGGTACAAATACGCCACCTTTTACAGCATTTGATGCTACTGTAAACTCTGGTGAGCTATGGATTCCAATACCTGCGATTCTGCTAACAAAACCACTTCTAGCACCTTCATCCTGTATTCCTGCACCTGCAAACTGAGCCTGTGTAATAAGGTCATTATGGATTCCATAAGTTCCCCATATCTGTCTAGGATCAAGAACTGCATTTGGCTGACCGGGAGCAGAGTTTTCTTTTAAGTGAGCAAGACATTGAAACAAGTCATCTACATCTATTGTAGTAGATGCACCACCCACAGCATTTGAGAAACCATCATACAACGCATTTACTAGAGAATCTAACTTTGATGCCATAGCGTTACCTGCCAATGCACCTGCGTTAGCATATACATCATCAGCGTTTGATAGTTTAGCCTCATCATAGATAGGTAGCATCACACTATACATATCCAGAGTGATTGTTTTCTTTTCAGAATCCAATGCTGTGGAAGGGGTTACTGTACCCTCTGCTGTGTTAGCCACATCTGCTGATGTTACTGTGTTAGAACCTGCATTATAAGCAATAAAAGTAATCTGATCTGCTTTTGGTTCACTCTTTTGAGACACCAAAGGCACAGATACACTTGCCTCACTAAATTTAAGAATAGCCTCTGCCTCGATAACCTCTAAAAGACCACCGTAATTCCCACTATCTCCTGTTGCCATTATTTACTCCGTTTCTTTCCAAATATAGAATCCCACTTATCTTGAGTAATATGAGAAAATGTTGAGCGTATATCTGCACCGGGTACTTTTTCCTGCCCAACAGACATTCTAAACCCTTCCTCATAAGGAACTTGCTCGTTACCTACCATATAGATATGCTCATTATCCTTTGTAATCGCAGATTTAATATCCCCTTCAATCTCTAAACTTGTCGTGGGGTTGTTATCTACCGATTCGAGATGTGAACTTTTCTTTAATTTGCTCATAAGTTGATCTATCTATTTTTCCAGATACATGATCTTTTACTGCCTCTTTCAAGGTAGCATAACCCTGCATCCCTGTAGAATCAGATGTATCTACACTTGGAATATTCGATTTTTGATTAATTATTTTACCATGAACTGATCTAAGCTGTGTTAGACTCAATCCCTTAAAATCTTCCCTATCTTCTTCTGGGAAGTCTGAAAGCAGTTTATCTTTCTCTGCTGTGCGTTCAGCTTTATACTGCTCAACTACAGGAGTAAGCTCACTAAGCTTTTTGGCTCTTTCTTCAGCGAGTGTTTTCCACTCTTCATTTTCTTCCATCTGTTTCTGCCTCTCAGCCTCTTGAACCTTCTCTAGTTCAGCTATCTTAGATTCTGCTTTCTGTAATCGTTCTTTCTTTTGCATGACCTCACGCAACAGTTCAGACTCACGATCACTTATGTTGTCTGTACTGCTCTGGCTTTCAGTAGCCACCTCTTGTACATTCTCTTGTACTTGTTCTTCCATTGTTTCCTCCATGTTAATGAAATCTATCTGCCTATTTTAAAGTTGATAGGCTTTGCAGTTTCTTTATCTGCATTTCTTTTAATTCTTTGCCTCGCCTCTTGTTGTACAATCTTTATGGAGTCATTACTGAGTGGCTTTTTAGCTGTTGTTACTGCTCTACCCATATCCTCATTCCATTGTATTTTCTTTGCATTTGTACCACTCCATCCGATTGTAACACTATCTGGAGTAAATCCTCTTACCTGCAATCCATTCATCATATCCCCTGTAAGTGTAAGATTTACTTTATTACCTCCACTACCTCTTCTTATACGAGGCTTACGCTCTGCATATCCCCTACTATATGATTTAAAATTCTTATTAAATACATCCTTCCCCTTCTTCTGTGTCTGTACTCGTATCTCATCGGTAATCTCGTTACCTACTTCCCTCCAGAACTGCTTATCAAACTTTGGTATGTTTGCTAGTTTACCCAACTTTGATACCTTCTACAGTTACGGGATTAAATCTTTTTTTAGTATCTATAAGTGATGATGCTTTATCTGGCTTAATAAGTTGCTCTGATCTGGATGTTTCTCTTGCCCACCTATGTCTGCAATTAAACCCACCTGCATTACTAAATGTATTTGGATATTTAGACTCTATCTCATCTCTAGTCAATGAACCTTCACTAGCCATTAGTAAACATATATCTCTGGTCTTATCATCTATAATTCCTAGATAAACATATCTAGCATCAGCAGGATCAAGTTCTGCCATCTCTACTGTTACATTACGCTCAAACTGATTTAAAGCAGTATTAGCCAGAGTCTCTGCTTGATCTGCTCTTAAAACGCCACCTGCACCCTTTAAAATGCCATCTGCTATCTCTCTCTCAGTAGCACCTGCTATTATTCCCCTAGCTACTTCCTTCTTTATAAGTTCACCCATTACCCCTGCTTGTTTAGCAAATGAGTTTCTATCTATACGCTGTAAGGCTGTTAAGGATTCTGCTGTTACTGTGCCTGTCATTTCCATCGCACCTAATACACCCTCATATTCTAGCATGAGCTTATCTATATCAGCATTTAGATTAAGTTGGTTTAAAATAACATCTTCCATATCCAACCCCTGCAATACAAGTAGTATCTCATTCTTGCTCAGTCCTTGCCTCTGTAGATCAAACACCTGCTCTACAAGCTCTTTCTGAACTCTCTCTACTGCTTTAGCATATTGTAATGATGCTGATTCTTTAGCCACGTTGTAATGCCTCTAGTAGTTTGTTTGTAGGTTGTTCTGGTTGCTCTGGTTCTAGTTGTTGCATCTTTAGCTCTAATTCAGCCTCATCTATATCTGGGTTGAACTTCCTTATTAGCTCCTCACGAGTAATTAAGTTATGTTCCATCAAGAACTCTAGCTTGTTGCGTTCTTCTGTCCATG